AAGAATTGCTCTGGTGTCTGTGCCATTGTCTAGTCCTTACATGGGAGGTAACGGAAGCGACTGGCCGCCTGTAATAGCCGGAGGTCCGGGTACACCGGGCATGCCGCCGCCCATAGGCTGTTGCTGACCCATAGGAGGTTGTCCCTGGCCTGCGTTAGCTCCAAGCGCGGATGGAATTGCCATGCGGAGTTTGGATACGAATTCCGCGATTATGGGAGTGAGGGATGGTAGCTGTGACGCCAGCATCTGGGCTCCCGCTTCTACCTGCTGGATACCTTGCATCAGACCGGGCAGGCCGCCGGCCATTGGCGATGATGGTGCTCCGGGGGCGCCTGACATGGGGGGCGCTCCGGGGGGCGTAGATGCCGCGCTCGACTTGGATACGTTTTTAGGGAGAGGTGGGAGCGAGTCGGGCATCGTGGCTAATAAGGGGACTTGGTGGCCGCCCCCTTGGCGGAAAAACGGGCAGAGGACTTCACCTTGGCTTTGGCTAGGTTGCCGCCTCTTGATTGCTTACCCATGGACTTGCGGCCTCCGCGATGGGAGGGCATACTGCCATGAATCCCCATGCTGCCCGAGCCGCCTGGATGACGCGCCATGGATAGGGCTTACCTCAGTGTGGAAAATAACAGAAAAGAAATTGTTTGTAAAACTGGTGTTAGGGTCTAGCTAGAGGTAGAGTAGTGGTTGAAGGGGCGGCGAGCGAAATCCGGTGCTTTCGTATATTTCACACTGGGCCAAGCGATGACCCGCCCCGAGAATCAGCTACTTTCCTTAGTGACCAATCTTGGAGTCTCCTGCCCAGATGCTTTCCTTCCGGCTGGAGAAACTATACCAGTCAATCCTAACGCCTGTTGGTAGATCAGACGCTCCGGAATCGTCCTCACGTTATCCGGCAGCACACCTATGTTGGGTATGCCTAGGATCTCCCACAGCGTGAAAATATCCATCCACCCGGCGCGCGCCAGCTGTAGATAGATCAGCTTCTGCTCCACTTGAGCCGCGTTCAGCAGCGAGCCGGGGGCTATTTTGAACACAAAGCGGCGGAGGAATTCGCGGGCGCGGTCGTAGCGGGGGCGGGGGCCGCGCAGGATAGCACCCTCGGTCGGCTCTCCGGTTTCGGCGTTCAGGTCGTCGGGGTGGATGTATTGGGGGATCATGGAGCCGGGGTCGAAGTCGAAGTCATCCTGGGTGATACTGCCGGGGCCGAGTTCGGCTGTTCGCATCGTGATCGAAGTGAATTGGGAGAAGTTGTAGGCCACCTGCATCGCAAAGTCGCGGGCAAACGCCTCCATCACACGACTGCGGAATCTGAGAGCCGGGGACATCGAGCGGATAATCGACTCCACCGTAGACGTTGACGGAATTTGATTCAGGTCCAACAGCTGGCGCATATCGGTGAGGCCAGATAGCTCCGACATCTCGGCCTGTATCCACGCGATGTGCTCCTTGATCACACTGTCCAGAGGCGGCGGATTGACGATCTGGATGCCCTTGCCGGCCAGCGGATTCTGGTAGATTTTCCAGCCTGCCCGCCTAGTGTCGAACGATTCGTAGGCGGAGCGGCTGACTGAGTTCTTGTCGTGGACGCTGCCGGGTTGGGCGACTTGGCTGGCATGGTCGTCCACTACCCGCAGCAGACGGTTCATCGACGTTTGCAGCCGCAGCAGATCCCACAACGGGGCTTTCCCCAGCCACGTGTTGGGCCACGGGTTGAGGGTCAGCTTGATGATGGGGAATTGGCCGTGCCAGTAGATGCTCGGGCCGTCGTAGATCAGGGTATTGCCCACCCACATCACCATGCGGCGATGCGGATACAGCAGCTCCCCCTTATTCACGATATAGCTCCAGTTGTCGGCGGGAGTGCCGTCGGGGTTGAAGTTGCCCATGCGGACGGGGGTGGCGGATTTGGAGCGGCGATTGTCCTTCAGCCACGCCGTGTAGAGGGTGACGGTGGGGATGCGGGGGATGTCGGGCGAGTCGGAGGTCTTAGTAAACTTCCAAATGGGGCTAGTGATGTCGGCGAACGAATCCCGCATCTTGTTCAGCCAGGTGACTGCTGAGCCGTCGGAATCGGCGTTCACCTTCACGCCATAGCGCTCCTCGATGTAGTTGACCGGCACTTTGCGCTTCAGGATCACCCCTAGGCAGGACTCCAGCGATGTGTAGTCTACAGGTCGGATCGGCAGCACATTACGGGGGTCTTCGGCGGACACATACTGGTCTTCTATTTCAGGCGACCAGTGGAGGTGGGCGTACCCGGTGCCCGCTACACAGTAGTACTTAATCACATCCGCCATGCGCATGTCGATGTTGCGGCGCGCATACCAGTTAGTGGCGAGTTTGGAGTAGACGTTAGCCTGCTGCTCGAAGCGGCGGTTGTTGATCTGGTACTCCCAAAATGGCTTCGTGTCGGTCATCATGGCCGCTATGTCTTCCGCGATCTTGGCCACGCGGTTGGTGCGGGTTTGGGAGATAGTGGAGCGCGGGTCGAATATCTCGGTCTCATCCAAAGACAGAATCGTGTCGAAGGTCTTGGAGATTTGGCTGAAGCCGGGTTGGGCGGATAGGAATGATTCCCCTTCTTGGACGGCTTCCCTCAGCCAGCCGATGACTGGATCGGACAGCTTGTTGGGGCCGGGGAGGTCGGGGATGGGGGCATTGGGGATGGGGGAGAAGGACTGGGTGCTCACATTGTGCAGTATGGCACCGTTGAAATTGAACTAACTACCGCGATCCGGTTTCACGCTCGGCCCTGCCTGAGTGGTCGTAGTTGGATTCCTCGTGAATTAGCCCATGCTTTTTCTCTAACCGGCGTACTTCGGCTAGTGAGTTTAGCTCCTGCCGCACATACCCAGCAGCTTCATACTTAGGGTCGATAGGGCGGTCGGCGCGACCTGGAATCCGCACTTCACCTGTCTGGGGATTTACGTTCACCACTACGCGTTCGGAGGCGTGGACTGAGGCGTTGCGGGGCTCGACGGGGTCGTGGGGGCAATAGGGGTAGTCGCCGATTGCCAGTTCCTTTTTGCAATAGCCGCAGCGCATGAGAGATTCCTTCTCGTGTTAAAAGATTTGGCTCGGGGCTCGTAGCTAGCGCCTTCTCATATAAGCGGTCAATCTCATCCGCGTCCAGATCACCAACCGACATAGCTGTGCGCCCACTCCTTCACCCTCTCCCCCAGCCACTTGCCGAAATTCGCCTTGTCTAGGCAGCGGGACTTCAGCCGCGTCAGCAGCGCCGGTTCAAAGATCACATCCGTATTATCCAGCCGCAGCGACGACAGCATCTTGATGCGGGTAATCAGATCCTCCCGATTGGCCACGTTGAGACCGAGGTAGGGCGTGATCTCGGCGATGTCGGAGGCAACCAATACGATGGCCCACGGCTCCTCGGCTGGGTCGGTGGGATTATGCGACAGATAGGGCTTGGCGTCGGACAGCATCTTGGCGTCTTTCACTTTGGCTGCGGGCTGGATGACGGACATAGTGGTTTAAATTATACCTCCTGCAATGGGTAGTTTTTCACGATCACCTGATGCAGGAACTGGCCCGGCGACCGGTAGCGGCTGAAGTTGGTATAGGCCGCCTGGGGGACGTTGCGGTAGGTGTAGCGGCGGCCATTGGTCGAGAACGTCACATGCAGTAGCTTATGATCCGGTTCGTATTCCACTAGCTTAATATGCGAACTCTTCTCGGGCTCAAACGACAGCATCAGTTCCCCAGCCGATCCAGCGCGTTAGCCCAGTCCGCCATGATCTCATCATGGCCCATATCGGTATTCTGCCAATCTACCATCTTTGTGTTAGGGCGGACAGGCTCGGTGGTGCGCTCGACCGAGAAGCTCCAGCCATTCGCCTGCCAGATAGCCAAATTCATAGCGCGGACCCGGTCATCGTGGCCCCCAGGATTATCCGCATACTGCTTGTCCTGATCCATGCGGCAGTCCGCATACTCCTCCGCCAGCCACGGGGATCGGATGTGGACGTTGCGGAGGTTGAGGTGGCGACTGGCTTTCACCCACAAATCGCGGTTGGTGCGCTGGGAGGCGTGCCACCCGAACGCCAGGGTGCGAGTGGGGGCGGCGGGGGCGTCGGCGTAATACTCCCAGCGGAAGTGGTTGGTATATCCGGCTTCCAGCATCCGTTGCAGGGTGCCAAAGCCTGGGCCTGGGTGGACTTCGATGATGCACTTGCATTGGTCGTCCTCGGTGCCGGCGTAGAGGCGGCCCATGAGGTTGGCCACGTCGCCTAGCTCGAAGGGGTCGATGGGGGCGGCGAATTCGGCTACCTGGTGGTCGGGGGCTCCGTTGCGGCCTATGCGGAGGATTTCGATAGCCCCATTGTCGGTCTTGTGGTCCTCTCTCACCCGGTTGTAGCGGTTCCACCCCGTTCGCCCTACCGCTACGTCCACTCCCATACAGTAGGAAGAGGATTTGCTGGGGGGCTCCCACATCCACAAGATGCCGCGGGGGTCGGCGTCCCATTCCGCGGTCTCCATACGGGACAGGCTGCCGGAGCTGCCGATGGTGTAGGTGGAAGGGAAGTTGCTCATGCCCGGAAGCTCAGGTCGGTGGGGAGATAGGGGATACCCTTGATCGCGCTCGTGGC